CTACGGCATGGTCACCACTAACGGATCGATGACACTACAGTCAATCATCTCAGACCCTGGTTCTTCCTTCGATTCCATGAGTTCCATGTTCATGGCGAATTACCAGGCTATGGCCGTGAGCGCAATAGGAATCGGCATAACTTTCAAATTTGCCAAAAAATTGCTACGAAAGCCTATTGCTAATGTAAATCGAAACCTAATCAAGCCCCTGGGCATCGGAGTGAGGCTGTGATATTATGGCCACGAACACGGTCGTAGGAAATCTGATTTGTTCAGACGGAACAAACATCCCGCTGAAGCTAGATCTCGTAGAAGGCACGGAAACAAATTTGACAACTGATGTTGCATACACAGTGACAGCAGCGAATGTCGGAGATTTCGCTCCTGGCAAGACCGTCGTCGGCGGTCTGGTATCGTGTGATACGGGCGTGGGCTACAGTTTCATTCTTAGCCAGGGCCTCGTGGCGGCTATCATCCCCTGGTCAATCAAGGGCGCCGTCACTGACGGGCAACCTGCACTATGCCAACCATACACGCTCAAGGCTGGAGACATCGTTCGCTGCATGTCTCAGACCGCCGCAGACCGTGGAGCCACTGCAGCAGTCTACACAGCTCGCGGAGTCTCGCGAATCTTCCATGTCACACCGTCTGGTGGGGCTACGAACGAATTAGTCGATCTACAAACTGGCAACTCGATCGGGGACACGCTCCAGGGCGACAGAATCGTGAAATGGTACGGGACTTCTGTTGATGGCGCCTTGATCGAAACTCAGGGCTTCTACGCCGTCGATGCTCTCGGCAACGTCATCGGTTCTTGCAGCGCGACAGACCCAGCTACTCAACAACCGGCGTTCGCAATGGCCTCGGTACCGATCCAATTGAATTTCAAGTTCCAGTTCCTGACAAACGCCTGAGAGTGATCTTATGGGCAAGCTCACGAAAGCGGCTGGACGCCGAAGATTAGCCGAAATACTCTCGAAGTCGAAGAAGCTCTATCTCAGGGGATTCATTTCGACAAAAGACCTCGACTCGATCGAGCGGATATCCAAGACCAGATCGAAGCAGCTCAAGTGAGGTGTAGGCTTTGACACTGGTAGGTGGGGTTGGAGTCGGTGGGACTGGCACTCAAATCGGCGGTCTGACTGCAGCACAGCTTGCAAATATACAGGCGAGCCAGGATCGACAAGATGCTAACAAGGCAGCAGCAGCAGCAGCAGCAGCAGAAAGGGCAGCAGCAGCAGCAGCAGGAGGAGGAGTCAACGGTAATGGTGCCAATGGAGGCACGCCCTGGGCACCATCCGTTGGCATCCCTGACAACTTCTTTGGATTCGTTATGCTAACATTGGGGTTGAGATGATGTCTGACATTTCCCCGCGCGTATACAAACTCTTGAAAACCAAGACTCTCGAGGCTGGTGACCAGGAAGATCAAATTCAATTCTCCGATGTGCAGGGTGTCGGTGATCCAATCACGATAGAAGAGCTGAATCGAGAAGAGCTCTATCGCCTGGTGCTGGTTAATTTCGCCAGATTGTCAACGAAATCAGAATGGAACGGGTTGTTAGGATGAGGAAAGAGGATAGAAAGCCCTCCAAGAGGGTCTTCCCACTGCTCCAGAATCTCGACCTGGACAGTGTGACCTTCGATCAGATCCAGGGCGTGGGCGATTCCATCACGATCGAGGACATGAACGAGCAAGAGCTGCAAGACCTGGTCCTCGTGAATTTGGCGCGTTTGTGCGTATCGTCGGAGTGGACCGGTCTGCTCGAGGCTGGAGGTGGTACGTTCAGTCCAGCCCTCACCGACGGATCAGTGATTGATTCGACCTACACCCTGAACCGTGTCGATGCAACGATGCCCTGGGGGATCAACACCGGCAATAACGCCCAGACAACCAGAGATGAACCGTTCTATTACCCATTCGTCGCGCCAAAGACGGGGGATGTCTCTGGTATCGTCGTCAACATCTCGGTCGCTGCTGCAAGCGCTGTTAATTTCCTGGTTGCTGTTTACAGCGACGATGGAGGACTGCCCAATGAGAAATTAGGCGTAGCTGTCTTCGATGCCGAGGTCAGCGGGCAGACTGAGCAGACTTCGCTATCTGCCACCATCTCGCTGGTCAAGGGAACGCAGTATTGGATAGGCTACACTCGATCTGCCAGTGTTGCATTCACCACGATGGTCGGAGCCCCGCAAACCCCCTGGATGGGGCCGACCGAGAATATATCTTCATCCTGGCAAATTATGTGGGAGTTCGACACGCATTCGAACGAGCTCGTCGATACGATAGTGAAGACCGATATTTCACCTCGAGGGTATTCCAGGGTTAGCGTGGGGCTGAATATATGAGGCCGCCAATGACCTCCTCAGTCTTCGCCGGAACTGAATTGATTTCCTCGAAGACGATGTCGTATGACTGGCACGAGCTACGCCAGGCCCGCAATGCCGAGCTGGAAAAAACCGATCATTGGGCCTTGAAGGATCGAGTCATGAGCCAGGAGAAAAAAGACTATCGAACATTCCTTCGAGATATGCCCGCAAACTTCGACGAGGCTGGCGCCCTGGCTGCATGGCATGAGTTCGACATTCCTGAGTGATGTCGATGACTAAGAGAAAACCAGATTCCGTGGTCGAACACAGAATTTCTCTCCAGGCAAAACAATCAGAGCAACTCGACGCGCTCATCACTGCCGTCCAGGTCAGGGCATTCGCGGGTCCAGCCGTCGAGGTCCTCTCGTCACCAGTGGCGCTGGCAGCGATCATCGGCCTGATCCTGGCGTCTGCCTCAAAGTACCTTGGCGTTGATTGGGAAGAACAAGTCGAGGGCAAGACGGTTGAGCAGGTTGCAGACTATCTGGAAACGCAGAACCTCGTCGTCGGCGGCATCTTCGCGATCATCGGCGGTCTCCTGGGTGGACCCGTGGGAGCGGGTATCGGCTTCGCCACTGGTGTCGCCACCGTCGAGGGCCTCGAGCACATCACCGAGGAAGGTCCAGCCTGGGCCTCGCCGGAACAAACCGAAGAGAATCGAAGGCGAACCAAGGCATTGGCCGATGCCTATGTCGTCAAAGCGCTCTCAGAGCTGAATATCTTCGCATCTAAGCTGAGAGAAGATGTTTGAGAGAATCTCTAGGTCTGCCTGGATTCCAGCCCGTATCCAATGCTCCCAGAAAAATCTCGATATCCTGGATATCGGACTCACTGGAAGGGGTGCTGGAGGCTCTCGGAGGGGGTGGGGGTTGGGTCTGATACCTAGCAAACACAGCCTTCGAGCGGATTTCCACATTTCAGGCAGATCAGCCAGAGCGCTTCATCGGCCCAGTCTTCGAGCTCTAATTCGTCTTCCAGTTCGTCTCGCATCCAGTCCCAGCACTCCCAATGATCAGTCCAAGTCCAGAATTGGGAGTTATTCATTCAATCGCCTCTCAGATGTGGACAGACATTGAGTTGAATGAATTGTCCTGCTGATTCGTTCCAGTGCATCCGAAGCCGTGTTCTCATGTGCGATGGTGCCCTGGCGCATCGAGGACAGAAGCACATTCGTTGCAGTGGTGGATCAGTCATTCCGGCCACCACATGTTGCGGCATTCCGGACATCCATAGACTTCCTTCGACCATCCCCAATCCATAGGGCCGATCATTCCGTTGCCGCACTGGTCGCACTTCATTCAATCAACCCCATGTGGAGGCGCCGCACCAAACCATCTACCAACCACGAAACACGACAAGGAGGCGACGCCGCCGATCATGAGTGAGAATTGGAAGACCTTCAACTATTCCCCTCCCATTCTTCCAGCTTCGACGCTCTGGTGAACTCGTCTACTGCAGGTCGCCGCCTCCAGTGCTCGTTCCTGGCTTGGCGCTCGTGCTCGAGGGAAGAGTGCGGCATGTAGCTCGGCCTCTGCTCAACTCTCACCGTTGCTGGCCTTCCGCGCCGCCCTGGGCGCCGATCTATCGTCGCTCGCACTCTCTGGTCACATCTGAGGCATTTGCGGTTCAGGCGCGTCGTATGGGGCTGAACCTTGTAGATCCACCACTGCCTGCACCGGCTACACTGCCAGAGTCCCTGCTTCATGACCGACCCTGACTCTCATGGTCTATAGGCTATGCGCCACTATTCATAGGCTCGACGTCTATTGCCACAAGGGCGCCACAATTCCAAAAGTCTGCCACAAAACACTCAGGGCAGCGTTAATAGTGGCTATACTTCTGGGCGGGAGGGTTGGAGGGTCGAAATGAGAGGAGGACAGCAGTATTATGGACGGGCGACGGTTGGTGGAGAGGCATGGTAGCCCTCGAACTCGCAATTTTGGCCACTTTGGCCCTGATTAACCTGGCTTCGATCGTCATTCTGGCTCATTGGATCAGAATGCATCTTGATTCGGCCATGATGGACATCGATGAGAAGCTCGCCACGGCGATTAAAGCTCTAATTGACAAGCTGATGTCGGGTAATCTTGGAGAGTTCGAAGCCCCGAACCCGATACACACCGCTTTCGCTTCGTTAATCCAAGGTATGGCTAATCAGAAGCTCAACACGATCAACGCAACAGTGACAGAACGCGGTCCAGATGGACAGTTTGCGCCTGCTGAATCGTTTGAATGATAATTATAAGCCTCCTTTCTTAACAGATTGGACATGGCACGCCGAAGAAAAGCAAAGCGCCGAAGATCGCCCAAGACAATCAGTCTCCTCAACATAGCTGAGTCCTACGCCTACGCGAGCGTCCTAACTGGCGGCGTCATGGGCAATTCTCCGATCGGCGTTCTCGGATTCGACGGAGCAGGTGCAACCGGCGGTGCAGGCTACGGCATGGTCACCACTAACGGATCGATGACACTACAGTCAATCATCTCAGACCCTGGTTCTTCCTTCGATTCCATGAGTTCCATGTT